AAGCTCATTTTGTAGGCGCAGCACATTGGTCTACAGTAGTTGGGGGTACTTTTGCGACTGCAACAACTGCGATGGCAGCAGTCATTGGTGGTGCAGGTCTCGCTGCAGGTGCAGGTGTAGGTTTGGGGTCGGGTTTAGTACCCCCTAAACCAACAGCATCTAACCCAGGAGCCCAAGGATTAGGAATTTTAGGAATTTTAGGCGCACCACTAGCTATAACCGGAGCAGCATTTGCAAAGGCTATGAAAGTGATGTTTCCCGAGCTTGGGCAAGAGCAATATAATTCTATGAATGAATACGAAAGAGCAAATGTTCGCCTGTCTGCAAGACAATTAGGCAGTGGAAGCACAGATCTAGACCGTCATTTTTATTTTGATACTTTTATGATTAAGTTAAAAAATCTATTTAGTAGAGACGATACACCCTTCCTTAAAAAATTAAAAGAAACTTTTGATTCGGGAGGAGATTATATTTCTAAAGCATTAAAAGAGCTTTTTGGGGTTGAGTCCAAAGAAGGAGGAATAATGGGCACAATCGGTGCTGCTATTATGAAGCCTTTTTCCATGATACAGGACATGATGACTCCGAGAGAGGGAGAGCCTTCCTTTGAGTATGCTACTAATCGCAATCGCACAGCACTAGATAGCATTCTTGCAAATGGTGGAAACGAGCCAGGCTATATGGACATGTTTGGAAGATTTCTTACAGATTTTAAAGCAGCATTTACAGAAGATGGGGGAACTTTTTTAGGAAGACTTGGATATGCTTTTACAGGATTAGGTGATATATTTTCTAAGTTGAAGGGAGATCTAGGGCAACTATTTAATGGCGATCTAAGAACTACTTTTTTTAACTTTATAGATATGTTCAGAAACGCAGGAACTAACATTGCCAGCAGGATAAGTAATGCTATGCAGGCTTTTAGTGCGTCAAGAAGCAGCGGTGGAGGATTTTTGTCATCCGCAATGGATTTCGGAATGAGTCTATTCGGACTTCGTAGCGGCGGAGTAATGAGTATGGGAAGAAAAGTGGGTTACGCAACAGGAGGAGTTGCACGAGGTTCTCAAGGAGGCTACCCTGCTATGCTACACGGCACAGAAGCAATAGTACCTCTTCCTAACGGCAAGTCTATACCTGTACACATGAAAGGCAACGGAGGATCCTCTAATATAGTAATTAATATATCTGGAGAAGGATCTACGAACTCTAGTGCTGCTAATGGGCCTGATTTGCAACTAGGAAAAATACTTGCAGCTACAGTGCAAAAAGAGCTGACAAAACAACGACGATCAGGAGGCATCTTGAGCCCCTATGGAGCATCATAATGGCATTTTCTTTTTTACTTGAAGACGGTTTAGAGTATACCGGAGGCACAACGTCAAATACTTCGGTAACTATTGATAAAGGATTAACACGTAATATAACTCCTGCGGTCAGAACTGCTCAATTTGGTGATGGATATCAGCAGAGAGTGGCAGACGGTATCCACCCGATTGCTGAAAAACTTAATGTAAAATTCAGTAATCGCCCAAAAGTAGAAATAGATGCAATAGCTTCTACTTTCACAACAAGAGCAGGAGTAACTTCTTTTGACTTTATTGTTGGAAATGAACAAGCATCCGGTAATCAAGAAACTATAAAAGTTGTTTGTCAAAGCTGGAATATATCATACAATTTTGATCAGTCCTATAGTTTAACTGCTGGGTTTTTAAGAGTGTATGAATAATGCCTAATAACTTAATTGCATCCGAACTACAAACTCTGTCAATTACTAGTCCTCTAGTGACTCTTTTTCAATTAATATTGACAGAAGCTGTTGATGGGACTCCTGTAAAAAGTGTTTACTTTACTTCTGGACAAGCACAAGACTTTTCAAATATTACTTTTAGAGATTTTTATACAAGCGAGATTTTATCCGCAACCCCAAATATTCAATATCACTTGAAGTCGTACACATCACTGCCCCTGGCTGTTAGTGGAATTAGTGTTAGTGATGAAGGCTCTCAAGGAAGACCTACTTTGCAAATAGCAAATGTATCTAATGTATTTACCGAAGCTATAAATACAACAATGGGGCTAAATTGGGGACTAGAAGATCTGCTAGGTAAAAAAGTAGTAATACGAAATACTCAAGAAAAATATTTAAGCACAGGAAGCGCGACTACACCTCCTACAGAACTACCTAGACACTACTTTATTATAGACCGTTTATCTAGCGAAACTAATAAGTTTGTAAGTTTTGAACTATCTAGTCCTTATGATCTTGAGACTATACAGCTTCCTCGTAGAGCGGTTCACGGAAAGTATTGTAGTTGGCAGTATAGAGGCTACTATGGTAGTAATTATCCTCAAGGCCCTAATACTATTGCTTCCGGTCTTAACGTAAAAACAAAAAAAGGAGGCTGTACTTGGTCACCTGCATTTAGAAATTATGCTTTTCCAGCAGGGATATCTTATACTGCATCTAATTTTGTAAAAACAGAATTTAGACCTTACTTTACTTTAGAGGACGAGCCTTTAGTTTTAATAGATTACTTAGTTACAGAAGGAAGTATATACTCTACAGGAGGAACCCAAGGCTATGGACAGGCTTGGAATTCCTCAATTACTTACACTACATCTGATTATGTAAAAAGTAACAATAAGTACTACTTAAGTAAAATTAACGCAAATCAAAATAATAATCCCTCTACTTTAGGAGATATTATAGATAATCCTTATTGGCAGCTTGTTTATACTTACACTGTTTGGGATACGGATACTACAGGTACAAAAGCATATGCTGTCGGTGATTATGTAGAACATAACTTTACTGTATGGAGATGCGAGATTGCTCATACAAAACAAGCTACAACTGCGTATACTCCCGATGATAGTACAGTTATTTGGACAAGAGCAGACGCGTGCGGAAAAACCTTAAACTCATGCAAAAAAAGATTCGGCGCGATTTCAGCAACACCTGCTCAAACCTATCATGTTGATGCAAATAATAATGACGGTACAACACCGTCCGCAAGTTCTTCTAGTGCTACTTTTCTTGCAAACGGTGCTATTACAATAGGAGCACCGTTCTTTAACCCTACAGCAACTACTGCTGCGACTTTATTTGGCAGACCGGACTCTTTTACTTTGAGTAGAGATTCTGCAAATGTTGCCGTAACTACAGGAGGAACGGCAGGTGCTAGCACTGCCGGCCTTGACTTTTATTATAGTTCTTTTGATATAACAGGTATTCAGATAGTTAAAAATATAGTTAGTGGACATGATCTTATCCTAATACTTTTAACCGGAGCAGGAAGTACTTCGACTACTGACGGATTCTCCTATAATGTAGCTAGAGGTATAAAATCAGTACTAATATCTATAAAAAGAAACCAAAGTACGGGAGCATATTCATCGATTACAAAAACTCCAACACAGTGGACATTTGGTTCGGACGGGTTATGGGCCCAATTATTTGATCCATATCACTCAAATAATCACCTGTATGGACAAGCAAATTTAGCGCCCAACGACAGCGCAGCCGGCCAATCTTTTAGCACTTTAAACACAGCTAACTTTATAGCAGATAATGGATGGATAGGCACGGGAAATACTACTGCTGTAGCACTTCATGTTGCTCTACCTTTTCCGACATATGCCGGCGCCACGCCTAATTTGCCAATAAAAATGTTTTACTATACAATGCAAGCTAGTAATAATTATCTTCCAACACGCGTGCTACAGGTAATAGCAGGATCAAGCTTTAACTCTTCCTTTACTCACAAGAGACTACTAGCTACTGCGAACCGAAGTAAAATATTTGTATCCACCGCTTCTGTTGATGATCATGGATATGATGATACTTCGTGGAGTGTAAGTATTTTTCCTTGGAGAAAACTCGTAAATGCTTTTAGTACAACAGGTAGCAGCTCGGCTAACAGAGTGATTCTTAATAAGTATAAGCCAGGTACTGCATACCCTACTGAATCTCATCATATAGCCGATTTAGTGCAAAACTCTTCAAAGCTACATCTTACTTATTTAGAAAAAGGCCATTTTGTTTTATATGAGCCGAACCTATCATCTGGGACAGGAGTTCTAAGATTTTTGCATATAAAAATAAACGATACAATAAATCAATCAGCATATAGTATTAGTGTTAGTATACCAGCTAGTTATTTTTCTGAGGTAACTCCTACTTATTCTGGTTCTTTAGAAACTCAAGGCTACTATACTCCAACTATTATTAATAATACGAATACTTTGATACCATTATACGCTAATCGGGATACCGACGCGTATCGAAGTCCTCGTGATTGGTATGATACCGCTAAGGTAGGAGCGACTGCTGCTTATGATTTTGACACAAAAAGATTAATGACTTGGGACGGCTATAGAATGCTGACACTAAGACAGCTAAGTTTAGGCACAACAACTTCAGGGTCTGTTAATATTTTAAGCAAGGGGGAATTTGCACTTCCAGACGATTTTTGGCCGACCGATGCGACCTGGTACGAGCGACAAGAGTTTACTGCAATGCTTATTTTTAATAAAGTAAAGTCAACTTTTTACTTTAAAGTCGAATTTCCAGACACTTCTGGTCTTACAACTAAACTGTATAGATTACCGACATTTGGTACGCAATTTTTAGGAATATATCAATCTAGCTCTTCTACAGGAACAACAATATTTAATAGTCCTAATAAAGATGTTTCATACACTCATCCAGACCAGCCATCTGGAAATAGCATGGCAGAAACAGGAACAGGCACATTTATATCTCCTATACCAGATGTAGTTGATAATATTAAACTCTCTGTACATACTAATAGCGGTACTTATGACAATAAGCATATATCCTTTGCAGGAATATCGCTACAAGCAGTTACTAGTAATGTTAACCTTACAAATTATGTGGTTTCTCCTCAAACATATACGGGCGCAGCAGGGCTAATACCAAATGAAAACTATTATCTACATGATACAGGAGAGATAAGTACAAGCAGTTCCGGTCCAAATAAAACTTCTATAGGAGTAGCCTCTAGTAGTACAGGACTGGCTTTGGGAGATCCTAGTAGCTCATCTAGCTTTACGGGAGTTAATGATGTACAAGCAGCGTTAGGGCGCGGCGGCGCAAGTGCCGTAAGTTTTTCTTTGGACGAAACCGTTGCACTACCTTTTGGCGGCTTTCCTGGACTGGACAAATTTCAATGATAGAATTTGAAGAGAAAATAGCTGAGCATTGTGAAAATTGGTACCCTAAAGAGGCTTGTGGTGTACTGGCTGAGTACAAATCAGGTGTAAGATGGGTACCTTGTACTAATATTTCAAACAGTAATAATACTTTTGAGTTTGATCCAGAAGAATATAGAAATATTACTAAAAGAGCAAAAATTATAGCAATTATACACAGTCATCCCGATGCGTCACCAGAGCCTAGCCTTAGTGACATAAAGGTTTGTAATATTTTACAAGTACCTTTTTATATATTTAGTTATCCATCTATGGAAAGTTATATTTTAAGTCCGGAGAAACAGTAATGTCACACATAGTTTATCTAACAGGAGACATGGCCGAGAAATTTGGTGCCAAGCACCCTGTGGCCCATAATACTTACGAAGATATAGTAAAAACAATACATGCTAATCATCCCGGTTTTAGACAATATCTTATAAATATGTATGAAACTAGAATAGGATTGGATATTTCTATAGAGGGAGAGTCTTTAAAGGATTTAGAAGAGCTTATAAATCCTTTAAAGCCTGGAGACATAACTTTAACTGCCATACCTTGGGGATCTGGTTTTATTCGCGAAGGCTTGGAATCTATTGGAGATGCAGTATCTTCTGTATGGGATGAAACAAAAAAAGTAGTAGGGCCTGTATTGACTATAGCAGCTGTCGCTATGGGAGTAGCTTTTCTTGGCCCTATGGTAGGTTCGGGACTAATGTCTATGGGTAGTACTGCATTGTCTGGTTTTATAGGACAAGGCTTGAGCGGTATGTTAACGCAAGCTTTATATGGCACAGTAGCAAATTATGCCTATAAAGCTCTCGGCCCTAAAATGGGAGGCGCGGGTCCGGAAACAGCTAATATTGAATCTAACAATTATTTATACCAAGGTGCCAATACAAGTAGATGGCAGCAAGGTAACCCTATACCAGTATTGTACGGGGAGCTGCGTGTACCAGGAATACCTGTACAAATAGATAGTAATAACTTTAGACAACTTCATCAGCCTATGATACCGTCTTTTCGCGGAGATTTGGACTACTATTCTAAAGGAGGTTTTTGATGATAGACTCTAGCAGCCATATTTTACAATTTGGGCGAATCGCGGAAATGAAAGCGGAGAGCAGTGCCTATCTGAGCGGCTCTCCAGCAAGCGAAGTACAGTATATAGCTATTACTGACTTGATCTCTGAGGGACCTATTTACGGGCTTGCAAATGGAACTTCTTCGTTATTTTTTGACAACGATACAGTTGCTGACCCTAAAAATTCATGCCAGCTTTATAGTCAAACCTCTGCAGTCATAACACTAACGCAGAATAGTACAGCGGGAGTAGTTTCTAACTTAGGTTCTCCAATTAAAAATAATGAAAGTATAGTGCTTCCCCAAACAGCGGATCACGGAAAAAAATATCTTATAGTTAGAGGAGGGGCTTTGCAAAATAGCCCTGTACAAGTAATACCTACTATACAGGGAGAGCATAATATTATCTTTAATTCTGGAGTGCTTAATACTTCTATGATAAGTATTGATGCAGTGTACGAGTCTTCTACAGATGGAGACGCTACTTCAGCTCCTAAATTTAGACAAAAACATACACGAATAACAGATTCTTTCCTTAAAGATACCTATCCTGGCATACTAACAAGGCAAAGTGCGACAAATAGTGCTATTTGGGTACCCGGATTTCCTGGAACAAAGTCCAATATTATATTAGAAAGATTCCCCTTAAACAATACAAGATATACAATAGATATTGATGCTCCTGTAGGGATAAGTAGTATTCTTGGAAATGGTAGTATTGTTCTTGATACAGCTTGGACAGGCCCTACCGGAACTTACAAGTTTGATATTACTTCTCCCTTTTTCGGAGTAGAGGACTTGGCAGATGCAGAGCCTACAGTAAGTTACGAAGGTACTAGATTACAGTTTCGTACTGGAAATTTAATACAACCCCCTGTAAAGGGACAAGGGGGTACAGGAGTAACCACTATATCTAATACTCCTAGTGGATTGCCAGAGCTTGAGCAAGTCGTGGGGTATGGATTAGCACATCCAAACAGCAATAAAGCAGACACTGATGTGGCTGACACGTTAGCCACAGAAATACAAGGCACGAGCTCAACTGGTTTTAGTCTAACAGCAGAACAAGTAAAATATGTTGATGAAATAAAGGTAACTTTTTCATACTCTGCTTTGTATAGAATAGATGAATCAGGGAAGCCTCAAGGAACTGTTGCTGCTTACATGGCTGAGTTATTGTTTAAAGATATAGGAAGTAGTACGTTTAATAGAAGTTCAGGAGACTTAGGCAGGGAAGGTATACCTAATATATGGGCATTTCCACACATAAGGCATGGAGCTTTGAGGTCTAAAGGTAACACTAATGCTTGTACTTTTGTGGAGCGTTTTGACTTAACAGCTTTTAAGCCTTTTCAAGATTTTAAACTTGTAATTAAAAGAATAACAACCGCTACTTCTAATAATGGGGCATACACTACAAGTAGTGGCTATAATCAAGGAAAGGGGCAACATCAAGCATCTTCTTCAATTACAAACGTAACTAGTATTATAAAAGAAAAAACTTCAAACCCTTATACAGCTTATGCTAAAACCCAGTTTAGCTCTAAGCAATTTACAAAAATGCCGCAACGTAGTTACCATGTAAAAGGCATGCTCATACATGTCCCTAAAAACTATGTAACAAGGGACGAAGCCGGTTCAATATCTGCTAATTATAATAGAAACACAAGTACTGGAGTAGTAGAATCTAGTTATCAAGCATGGGATGGTTCTCTGCGAGAGGATCCTGTTTATTGCAATAATCCTGCTTGGGTTTTTCATGACTTAGTAACTAACGATAGATATGGACTTGGAGAATACATAAAGTTGCGTATGAGTTCTTTATTTGCAGATTTAGACTTATATGCTTTATACAGAATAGGAAGGTATTGTGATGAGTTAGTAACTACTAAGTATAATACACAAGAACCACGATTCACATGTAATACTTTATTATCGGGACCAATGGATGCATTTAAAGTACTTAGAGATTTTGGTACTATATTTAGAAGTGCAATATATTGGTATAATAGTAAAATAACTCCTGTACTGGATGGTCCAAAGGATCCTGTGTACACTTTTTCAAAAAGTAATGTATATTCTGAGGGATTTTCATATGAAAGCACAGGTATTAAAGCTCGGCCTAACCAAATTCATGTAGTGTATAATAACCCCGATCAAAATTATGAAGCTCAAACTTTAGTAGTTGAAGATAAAAGCAATATCGCATCTAAAAATAAAATTATCGCTAAAAGTGTGGTTGCTTTTGGATGTACTTCGGAAACACAGGCCTTAAGATATGCTAGATGGCATTTATATAGTGCTATTAATCAAACCGAAATAGTTAATTTTAAAACTGGAATTGCTGGAGTATTTTTGATGCCTGGCGACGTCGTAAAAATTCAAGACGCAGATAGAAATTCTATTCGCCTTAGCGGACGATTAAAAGCAACGCCTAGTACATCAATATTACCATTAGATGCTCCAGTAAGTTTTGGGTCAACTTCTACATACAAAGCAACTGTTGTGGTCACTAGTCCTGCAGCTTTTTTACTTGATTCTTCCGTGGTAATAAACAGTATAACTTACCTTAAGGGAGATGTCGTTACTCAAGGTTACTTTAATGGGTCATTAGTAGATTTAGATACAGAAGAAAAAGCTGCTAACTTTACTACAACTTCTGCCGGAACTATCCCTGTAAATGTTACTTGGAGCCCTTATACACACGTAGAGACAAGAGATGTTTTAAACACACATAGTAGTATAGTTAGTTTTACTAGTAATGATACACATGGAGGAGGAAGAACTCCAGGGATATACCAAAATATACAACAAAGTATTCCTGTAGCCAGTGGAGGCACAGGAGCAAAATTTAATGCAGTTGTGTCGGGTATAGGGACAGTTACTTGGACTATGATACATCCAGGAAACGGGTATGCCGAAGGAGACGCATTAGTATTTGTAGATTCTTTATTTGGAAGTGGAGGAGATGCAAGCGTAACTTTAACTGTAACAGAAATAGGCACTTCATCATTACTTTATGTTCAAACACCTTTTTCAGTGGCACCTGTAACAGAATCTTTGTGGATTCTCGAAAGATTTGTAGGAGGAGTACTTGTAGCTGATCAAGCAAAAAACTATCAATTAATTAATATTGTTGCAGAGGAAGACGGTTTTAGTATGTCGGCAACTCCTTATAATGATTCCAAATTCAATTATGTGGAAACAGGATTTAACTTAGGGGTTACAGACGTTACTTTACCCGCAAGTTTAGCTGTTGATACAATCCCTCCTGTACTTGATTTTGGATTTACATTGGTCACTAGCCCTACAACTACTACAGAACAGGTAGAGCTCAACTGGGTGCCTCCTAGTTTTGAAAAAATAAGTAGTTTTGAGATAACTCATAATGTTATAGGCATTCCTAGTCCTATAATTAAAAATTCTAATGAAACCTCGCACTTATTTGATCAAGAAATTGAAACAACTCAACTAATAGCAACTATACGAGTACTAAATGATATCGGCAATAGATCACCTGGAGTTGCTTTATCTTCTCCAATTATACCCATTGCCGCAGATACTATATCTAGATTTGTAGAGGGATTACCATATGGAGGAACTGCAAATATAGCATTTAGTATATCTTCAGGAGGTCTTGCAGCTTTTGTTAGCCCTGCGTGGACAGTAACACCTCCCGGCGCTACTTCTGTGCCGATTGTTAATACAGGTACGAGTGTAGCTACGTACCAGCAAGACTGCAGCGGAGTACCCGCAATTACGTACGATGATAGTGATGCAAGCGGTTTTGAAGACGAGTTTCATTATATAGTTGTAGATGCAAGTGATACTACTGACAGGCTTAAATTAATAAAATTTGCTGTAGGCGGCGAAGGTAAAGTACCCTATTGGTATGATACTGGCAATGGAAGCACTACACAATCTCAAGGATTTGCTACTGCTTTTGCAGGGACAATAAGTATTGATGCATCTTCTTCTATAGTCACAGGCACAGGCACTGCTTTCGAGACTGATTTTATAAGAGGTGATATTATTAAGTTTACAGATCCATCTGCTCGGGTTTATATTGCTAATGTAAGTACTGTTATATCTAATACAGAATTACGTTTAAATTATACTCCCCCAACGTCTATTAATAATAGTACTTACCAGACTTCAAACTTCCGCCCAGATCCAACGCGTGATACAATTATTGCCCATCTTTATAAGCCAGCATAGTAGGAGACTATAATGTCATTTGAATTTCAACCATATATTTCTGTAGACGCTGGAGGTGATTTTGCTACTAGATCAGTAGTTCTTGAAGCAACGCCTTCTTTGCTCAAATTTAATGCTAGTTCTACATTAACAACAGTTCTTAATAATATAGTATTAACTGCAAAGGCTTCGGGATTTACTAATCCTAGATATAAATTTACGGGCACAGGATTTAATAATACTCAAATAACAACTTCTGCAGATACGGCCTTCAGTACTGCGGTAACTCCTACAAAAACTTTGGTAGGAATTCCTAGCACTTTTTCCTCGGTAGATTTAGTGTTCACTGTTGTTGTACAAGAAGAAGCAAATGCACTTCAGACTGCAACTTCTACAATAATTATTCCTTTTCTTAAAGATGGTGCCGCTGGGAGTACTGGAGGTTCTGGAGGAAATGCTATTGAAACATTCAATGTAAGTCTTCCTACTTCAACTACTTATGGTATAAATGGATCTGGATTCTCTGCTGTAGAAACTCAGCCTTTTTTATATTGCTTTAGAGGACTTACATATAAGTTCGTAGTCACTACTACAGGCCATCCGTTTACTATTAGAGATACTCCTAATACCGGCACATATAATGAAGGGGTTACTAATAACGGAATTGTTTCAGGTGATTTAACTTTTGAAGTTCCTATGAATGCCCCTACAAAATTATACTATCAATCGCAAAACAATGCTAATATGATAGGAACAATATATATATTAGATGCAGGACCTACGGGCCCTGCAGGGCCTGCAGGAGGACCAGGTCCCGCAGGGCCGCGAGGGCAGCAAGGGCCGGTAGGAACTATAGGAACACAGGGGGCGCAAGGTGTAGCCGGAGTTAACGGTCCTCAAGGAGTTGCAGGAACACAGCCAGGCCCTCAAGGACCTGCAGGGCCTACAGGAGTTAGAGGACCTACCGGACCTATAGGAACAACACCCGGACCACAAGGGCCTGCAGGACCGACCGGAGTAGAGGGACCTCAGGGAGCTGCGGGAACAACCCCAGGACCACAAGGGCCTGCAGGACCTACCGGAGTAGAGGGGCCTCAAGGACCTGCAGGAACAACACCAGGACCTGCAGGACCACAAGGACCTGCAGGTCCAACAGGCGCAGCAGGACCACAAGGACCGGCAGGAACAACACCAGGCCCGCAAGGAATAGCAGGTCCAACAGGTGTTCCAGGTCCTCAAGGAGTTGCAGGAACCCAACCAGGCCCACAAGGACCTGCAGGACCTACAGGAGCAGCAGGTCCTGCAGGAGTAGCAGGAAATGCAGGACCTCAAGGAGGTCCAGGTACCGCAGGAGCGGCAGGTCCTGCAGGAATTGTAGGTACGCAAGGAGTACAAGGCCCTCAAGGAATAGCAGGAACTATTGGAAATCAAGGACCTCAAGGAGTAGCAAGTACAGTTGCTGGACCTGTTGGACCTCAAGGGACTATAGGACCGCAAGGACCGCAAGGAGACGCTGGAGCCGCTGGAGCCGCTGGAGGGCCAGGAGATCCAGGAACAAAAGGACCTGCTGGACTTGAAGGACCTCAAGGAGATATAGGGCCTGCAGGAGATCCAGGAACAAAAGGACCTCAAGGCCCTGCAAGTCAAGTACAAGGACCTGTTGGACCTCAAGGGACTATAGGAACCCAAGGACCGCAAGGACCTCAAGGAACTATAGGAATATTGGGCCCTCAAGGGACTACAGGAACCCAAGGACCTCAAGGAAACCAAGGACCTCAGGGAGATATAGGCCCTACAGGAGGGGACGGACCTCAGGGTACACAAGGAACAAAAGGACCTCAAGGAGATATAGGCCCTCAAGGGATACAAGGAACAATAGGACCTTTAGGACCTCAAGGGACTATAGGAACCCAAGGACCTTTAGGACCTCAGGGAGATACAGGCCCTCAGGGACCACAAGGAACTATAGGAACTATAGGAACACAAGGACCTCAAGGAAATGTAGGGCCGCAAGGAAATGTAGGACAGCCGGGAAAGGCGGTAGTACTCGATGCTGTAAATAGTACAGTACTTCTAGATACGGGTGCAAATTCAAAAGCAGATGCAGTAAGAGTTTTAAGGGGTACAAATAATGTACAAACAAATGATAGTTATATAAATTTAACAACAGGACAAGCATATGTTTATGAGGGGAGTGATGTAACAGGAGCAGATGTTGATTTCACGCTTCTTAGTAAAATAAAACATATTAATACCGGAATAGAGCTGTCTGGAGCCGCTAGTTACGTAGCAATACGTTCTGATCAAAAGATTTCTTTTCTTACAATAAACGGAGCAGCTCAAAGAATACAAACAGCATCTGTCTATGCAGGAATATCGTATGCTCAGGATCCTAATACTTCTACTTCGGGAGTAGTTGCAGCTATAAATGGGTTTAAGGTAGGCTTTACTACAGTTATTGATAATGTAAGGAACGCCAACTTTGCCGCAATAGTAGCTTCTGGTGACATAACTGCCTTCTCTGATGTAAAATTCAAGACAGATATTCAAACTCTTGATGGGTCTAAGGTATTTCAGATGAGAGGTGCAGAGTTCACAAAAGATGGTAAAAAAGGCTCAGGAGTAATAGCACAAGAATTAGAAAAAATAGCCCCTGAGCTAGTACATAACCATGAAGAGGGTAAATCAGTAGCTTATGGAAATTTAGTAGGCTATTTGATAGAATCAATAAAACTATTAAAACAAGAAATACAGGAGATAAAAGATGGCAATAACAAAAGTAACTAATATAGAGAATATCATGGTAATTCCAGGATCTCCTCCTACTATTAAAGTATTTGTCGACGAAGTGTTTGATGATACTGAAGACGCAACCTTACCTATAACAGTAAATAGAGTATTAGAGTTCGATAATACCAGCGATGTAACTTCCGAAGATACATTAGTTCAAACGATCGCCGCCGCTATTTGGGAGTAATTAATGACTCTTCAAACTAGTGGAACTATAACTGCATCGGACATAAACACAGAACTATCAAAAACGAGTACTAGTGCTCTGAAGCTAAGCGACACGGACGCTAGAGCTTTGGCGGGAAAGTCTAGCGGTATAATTAAATATTCTGATTTTTATGGAAAATCGTCAAGCGTAACTTTGGGCTCGTATGGCCCTGGTTCGTTGGCTTTTCAGTATGCTACGAATCCATCATATCCAAA